CTGGTGGAGCCACCGCCCGATCTGCCGCAGGGCTGGGATCTGGCCGATGCCGACTGGAGCCCAGCGGAAGCGGCCGAGCACCTGCAGCAGTGGCTGCAGCCCCTACCGGCAGCACAAGGGGCCTCGAACCAGGACGCAGAAGCTGATCGGCAGGAGCCCACCTCCGCTGAGTCACCGGCAGGTGGCGGTGGCGGGGCGCCGTTCCAGTGCCTCGGCTACGACGGCGAAGCCAGCTACTACCGCTCCGGCCGCACGGGGCAGGTGCTGCGGTTGAGCCGTTCGGCGCACACAGCCACCCACCTGGTGGCGCTGGCGCCCCTGGCCCACTGGGAAACCCTCTACCCCAGCCGGACCGGCGTGAACTGGTCGGCGGTGGCCAGCGACCTCTACGAACGCTCGATCGCCGCCGGGCTCTTCACGCCCGATCGCATCCGTGGCCGCGGGGCCTGGTGGGATGACGGCCGGCCGCTGCTGCACCTGGGCGATCGGCTCGTCACCCCCGAGGGGGAGCACCTGATCACCACGCCCTTCCGCTCGCGCTACGTCTACCAGCGCATGCCGCGCCTCGATGGGCCAGGCGATGTGGAGCCTCTTTCAGTGAAGGAGGCGGCGGTGATCGTGAGCATCGCCAACCGCTTCCACTGGGATGTGCCCGCCTCCGGCACCCTGCTGGTGGGCTGGGTGGTGCTCGGCCCGATCTGCGGCTCGCTGCGCTGGCGGCCCCATGTTTGGCTCACCGGCGGTGCGGGCTCGGGGAAGAGCGCGATCCTCGAGCGCTACATCACCCCCCTGCTGGGCGACTTTGCCCTGCCGGTGAGCGGCTCGACCACAGAAGCCGCAGTGCGCCAGTCGATCTGCTCCGACGCCATGCCGGTGGTGTTTGACGAGGCCGAGAGCAATGAGCGGCCGGATCAGCAGCGGATGCAGGGGATCCTGTCGCTGGCGCGGGTGGCCAGCAGCGAGAGCGGGGCGGCCCTGCTCAAGGGCTCTCCGAGCGGTGAGGTGAGCCGCTACCGGGTGCGCTCGATGTTTCTGCTCAGCTCCATCGCCACCGCCCTCAAGCAGGGGGCCGACCGGAGCCGCTTTGCCCAGCTCACCCTGCGCAACCCCGCCGAGCTGCCCAAGGGCGAGCGGGAGCTGCACTGGGCCTCGCTGGATCGGGACCTGGACCGCCACATCTCGCCCGAGTTGGGGCGCCGCCTGATCGCCCGCACCGTGGGCCTGATCCCGATGATCCGTCAGGCCGAGGGGGTGTTCACCCGCGCGGCGGCGCGGCACTTCGACTCCCAGCGCCTGGGCGATCAGTACGGCACGTTGATGGCCGGGGCCTGGTCGCTGCTCAGCGATGTCGTCCCCACCCAGGAGGAGGCCGAGCAGTGCATCGCCTGCCACGACTGGGAGAGCTACAGCCAGAGCACCGAGCTCAGCGATGAGCAGCGCTGCATCCAGACGATCCTCCAGCACCAGTTGCGGGTGGAGTGCCCCGATCGCAGCGTCACCCGCACGATCGGCGAACTGGTGGAGCTGGCTGCCCACCAGGCCCATGACCTGGAGATCAGCGCCGAGCTGGCTGGGCAGGCCCTGGCCCGCCAGGGATTGCGGCTGGAGCAGGGACACCTGCTGGTGAGCAACACGGCCGAACCGATCGCCCACATCCTGCGGGAGACCGCCTGGGGCCTTGGCTGGGCGGTGGTGCTGTTGCGCCTTGCTGGTGCTCAACGCCGCGGGCCGGTGCGCTTCTGCGGCGCCGGCATGGTCACGCGGGCGGTGGCGATCCCACTGGCGGTTCTTTGAGCTTCAGCGTCACAGCCATGACACCCCGCAACACCCCACCGTTATGCCCAGATCGACTGCAGCGCAGCCGATCCCAGCGGCTGTAACGCTGTAACGCTTTTTGCCGAGGGCATACACCCTCACACACACACAGACACCCATGCACACCTGCGTAAGGACACACTGCTGCTTGCTAATGCTTCTATTTATAGAAAGAGGGTTACAACGTCACGGGGTCTGCTCAACCCCTGCTCTGGAGCGGGATTTCGGCTGTGACGCCTGCTGTCACGGCCCGTTGCAAGGGAAACGGCCATGCTGACGGCGACCTGGCTGGATCCCATCCCCGGCCTCTGGCGGGATGAGGCAGCGCACTGGTACTGGCTGGGCGACCACCTGTTCCCGGTGTCGATCACCGGCGTGCTGGCCCACGGGCTGAGCGAAACCGCCAGACGCTCGATCGAGGCCAAGCGGCCGATCTGGGAGCCGCGCGGCACCACCGTGCATGCCGCTCTGGAGCGCTACAGCCAGGCCCGCTTCCTGGTGGGCAAGAGCGCAGCCGATGCCCTGCTGGAAGCTGAAGCGTTGCCGGGCTATCACCGATACCGGGACTGGATCCTGCCGCTGCTGAAGCTGCCGCTCTGGGATGAAGTGCAGGTGATCGCCAGCGAGCGGCTCAGTTGCTGCCTCACCCGGAATGTCGCCGGTGCCTTCGATGGGGCCTATGTCTCACCGGCCCTGAGCGAACGGCGCGGGCGTGAGGTGCGGGTGCTCTACGACCTGAAGACCCTCTCCGCCCACGGCCGGCCCTACTCCACCGCCGCGCAGCTCGGCGGCTACATGGTGCTGGAGGCCGCCCAGGGGAACCACTACGAGCTGAGCCAGACGATCTGGAGCAAGCCCGGCGAGGCGTTCACCAGCACCTTCTACAGCCGTGAGCAGTGCCTGAGCGCCTGGGCCGCCGCCTGGAGCCGCTACTGCCTTGCTCACAGGCCCTTCTGAGCACGGCGAGAGTCTGATTAGGAATTAACAGTCATTGCGATTGCGACTCTCAGGACAGAGCCCATACAGTGAAGCCCTGGTGGGCTCTGTTCTGCTGGCCTGTTGCTGCTCTGTTCCTGGTGATGCCTGCTGCCCCTGTTGAAGCTGCCTTGGCGTCGTCAGCAGCGCCGGATTCGGTGGGCGCCATCGATGCCCTGCTCGATGTGGTCACCGCCATCAAGGCTCAGCAGAAGGAGCTGGAGCAGCAGCTTGAACCGCTGCTGGAGGCGCTCAACGAGGCGATGGCTGCCGGCCAGCTCGATCCTTCCTTCTCTCACAACGACTGGGCCTTCTCCCACAGCCCGGGCCGGCTGAGCTACGAGTTCCCGGCAACGGTGCAGCAGATCGAGCAGCAGCTCAAGGCGGCCAAGGAAGCGGCGATCCAGCAGGGCAGCGCGACGGAGAAGCGCGGCAAGCCCTTCTGGACCATCCGCCCCCCGAAGGCCCAGGACCAGCCGTTCTGAGCAGATGCCCCCTCGCGCCCACCACCAGGCCGCTGCCGATCCGGTGGAGGAGCTGCGCTCCGCACCCGATCAGCAGGACGCCGACGGGGACGCGCTCTGGGAGCCGGTGGCGGTGGACCCCAGCCGGCCAATCAGCCAGACCAACCCACCTCGGCGCGCTCCCCACCACGTCCAGACGCCCAGGGCCACCGCTGGCGAAGTCGAGCGACGGATTGCTGAGGCCCAGCTGTGGATCGCTCAGCGGCTGCCGCTGCTGGAGATCAGGGCAAAAGCGGGCGAAAGCTGGGGGGTGAGCAATGTCAAGACGATCAATCGCTATCTCGACCTGGCGCGGATGCGCATGGTGGAGGAGTTGATCTCCGATCGCCGCCGCCACCAGGCCGAGCAGATCTTTGCCCTCAATGAGTGCGCCCGCCGGGCGATGGATGCCGAGCAGTTTTCTGCGGCCGTTGGCGCGTTCCGGGTGATCGCCGAGATCGGCGGCCTGCTGCGTGCACCGATCAAGCCCCCCGAGGCGAAGACCTGATGGGCCGCATCGCCTCCACGCTGCGGCCCATGGCCAGCGTCCCGACCGATGGCGGTCTGCTGCTGGATCCCGCTACCGACCTGTGGGCCGATTGGGGCCTGCTCAGTGTTCCCGACCCCGACCGGGCGTCAATGACCCGCCAAGGCCTGCTGTTCCGCGACTTCATCCGCTCCGCCTTCCCCTCGTTCCAGTTCCACCGGCTCTCCGAACTGCTGATCGAGCTGCTCCAGCAGGTGGCCGATGGCCAGCTGACGCGCCTGATCGTCTGCTGTCCGCCGCGCCACGGGAAGAGCCAGTTGGTGTCACGTCTGTTCCCCGCCTACTGGGTGAGCCGCCACCCGGAGCTGTTCTGCGCCATCGCCAGCTACTCCGGCGAGCTGGCCTATGCCCACAGCCGCGAGGCCAGGCACTACTACCGGATCACTGGCCACGCCCTCTCCAAGGATTCGGCAGCTGTCGGCAACTGGCTCACCCCCCAGCGGGGCGGCTGCATCGCTGCCGGCGTGAAGGGCCCGTTCACGGGCAAGGGCTACAACCTCGGGATCATCGACGACCCCTACAAGGGACCCGAGGACGCCAAGTCGGCGTTGCAGCGGGAGCGGCTGATCGACTGGCTCAAGAGCGTCTGGTTCACCCGCGCTGAACCCGGCCTCACAGCCGAGGGGGCTCTGCTGCCGGCGGCGCAGGTGGTGGTGCAGACCCGCTGGGACCACCACGACATGACCGCCTGGCTGCTGGAGCAGGAGGCCGAGGAGAACCCGGAGCACTGGACGGTGCTCAACCTGCCTGCCATTGCTGAGCCGGAGGCCATTTCGATGCAGCTTCCGCATACCTGCACGAAAGTTGCGGACTGGCGCCAACCCGGTGAGCCGCTCTGCCCGGAGCGGGTGCCGCTGGACGTGCTGCAGCGCATCCGCACCCGCCTGGGCTCCTATTGGTGGAACGCCCTCTACCAACAGCGACCGAGCCCGGTGGAGGGCCTGCTGTTCCGCAAAGACTGGATCCAGGCGCCGCTGCCGGTCCCTCCGGGCCAGCCCCGTCGCTACGCACCACTGGTACTGAGCTGCGACCTGAGCTTCAAGGACGGCAAGGAGAACGACGCCTGCGGCTTTGCGCTGCTGGGCCTGCTGGAACCGCAGCGCCACCCGGCGGCCGACGCCAGGCGGCAGGGGTTGGCGCTGGCGGCCAATGCCGGAGCAGCTCGCGGGCGATGCGGAGATGGGGCCCTGGCCCCAGAGCGCGACCTGTGGGCCGAACTGCAGATCGAAGCGCTCTGGGCCCACAGGCAGCAGCTGGACCTGCCAGGCGTCATCAAGTTTTTGCTGGCCTCATTGGCCTCCCTGGAACGCCAGGGACTGCGTCCCAATGCTGTGCTCATAGAAGACGCCGCCAATGGCCCGGCGGTTTGTCAGCTGCTCAAGCGCCAGGTGCCGGGGCTGATCGCCATCCCGCCCAAGGGCAGCAAGGCCAGCCGCGCCCATGCTGTGGCGCCGCTGGTGGAGGCGGGCCAGGTGCGCTTTGCCCGCAAGGCCGATTCCCTGGTGGAAGAGCTGCTGGCCTTCTCGCCCCGCGGCGGCGTGGATGACCAGGTGGATGCCTTCTGCCAGGGGGTGCTTTGGATTGAGGCTCAGTTCTGGCGGGGCCGGGGGTACGGCACCGCGCCGGTGCCGATGGTGTTCAGCCGCTGAGCGATGACGGTCGCCATCGCCCGGCCCCTATGCACCCCGGCTTGCCGCGTTGCTGCGGCGTCAGGCCAGCTGGCCCTGCCCTTGCGGCCGCCGGTGGTGGCCAGCTGTGTGGCGCGGCGTCCGCGTCGCTCTCGGCGCGCGCGGCCCGCGTCCTGCCAGCAGGCGGTTCAGCTGGTGATCGCCTTCCCGGCCAAGCCGCGCCGACACCGGCCCGTCAATCCCCATGCCGCCGCCAATGCCCTGGCCCTGCAGCATCGCGACATTGCCAAGACCGTGGCTGGCAACATCTCCCGCCGCACCGGCCACCCCAAGGACGACCTGGAGCAGATCGCGATGCTCGGCATCCTCCAGGCGGCTCGTCGGTATTCACCGGAGCGGGGATCATTTCGGCCCTATGCCCGCACCTATGCGAACGGGGAGGTGTATCACTATCTGCGGGACAAAGGGTTCTTGATCAAGGTGCCCGCTTCCTGGCGGGAGCTGTATGCGCGGGGGCAGAAGCTGATCAGGATGGGGACAGCTGTAGCTGAGCTACCCGACCGGCTGGGAGTAGCCCCGCAGCGGTGGCTGGAGATTGCGGGGGCTTGCAGCCAGAGAGTAGTGGCGTGGGACGCTGCAAGCCAGGATTGACTATCTGAGCAAGCCCTGTCAAGAAATGCACGGAAAGAGCGAAAGCCTACAGGAAAATATTACGGATAGACAGGGAAAAGCTTATCGAGTTACGCCCATGGTGCTTTGCCAGTAATAGCTGCTGCTTTTGCTTTGACCGCGGAGTCAATGCTGTCAGCCAATAACAAGATGAACCTCTTTGTAGCAATGACTTGCGATTTCTTTATGCTTTGCCTGCCCCCATGGGCAATTGTATTTCGGGTTTCCAGATAACTCTTGAGTCTAGACTTAACAGATTGATTGGAGCATTTTTGCCAGCTGATAGCATCTAGCAAGTCATAAATGCCTATGCCAGCGAACATCTTGCTGATAACGTCTACGTGCGGGTTTGCCTTTGAGTTTGCGACCAGCTTTATTGTTTGAGCCGGATTTGCCGCGCGCCCAGCCAACACTATTAGCCCCGCTTCCTTATGCAGATCATCTATGTACCCCTGAAAGTGCGAAAGGCAAAGAATAAAAG